ATTGCCCTTCTAGTATTTGGTAGCGTGTGAACCCTGTGTCTTCCCAAGATTCTTCTAACCATTGTCCAAATGATTTGGCATTTGTTATTTGATACATCTGCTCGTCAGTTTGTTTAGTGCCAAATGACAAGTTGTATTGGGCAGTTGCTTCTTCTGCTGCCAGTTCGTCTTCGTAAGTTGATCTAATGTCAGTGCCATTAGGAAATGAGTTATTTAGTTGTTGTAAGTTCATTCGAATTAGCTCCTGTTACAATATTAAGAATAAGGTGTAGATTGTTAAAGCAGTTACATATGAGAGTACTGCTACTGCTAATGGAAACAGTACAAATATGCCGAATAGGTAAATAAGCCGGTATTTCATGTGTTTTTCCTCTTGAAAATTGCTGTTTTTAGGGTGAAAACTTGCTAAAACGAGTGGAAATGCTGCGTTTTTTGCTGTTTTCTCATTGAAAAAGTGTGTTTTTTAGGTAAAACGATGCTGTTTTTAGGTGTTGTTTGCGTCGTTTTGGGTTGTTTTAGGGTATTTGTCCCAGTAATAGCTGTTTTGTACCAGTTGTCACAGTGTTACTGGTACAAGTAATAAGTGATAAATATCAAGTGTTTAGGTGTCTTGTACCAGTTGTACCAGTTGTACCAGTAGTTTCGTTAAGTAGTCTGAAATGAAATTAAGGTTTTTGTTGTTTTGAAAATCTAACTAAAACAAGTGGTACAAGTGGTACAGTGGTACAGATATTAGTCAAGCCCAATGGTCATGCGGTTTGTAGCGTTTTTTCTTACTGGTACAGAACTGGTACAAGGTGGTACAAGCTGGTACAACGCCTTGGTTCCCTTCACGGGCGGGGGGTTGTTACTTGGCATGTACCACTTGTCAGGTGGCAATTGTTAGCTGTCAGTATCGAATACAGCAACTACTATGCCTACCATCAGTACGTCTGTAAGTGTTACCTCTTTGAGTAGATCAACAACCTTGTAAGTTGCTATGTCCCAAGCGATGTCTTTCCAGTCTTTCTTTGCATTTAATTCTTGCTCTTTCTTTAGGTTAGCTATGTGTTCTTTAGATCCGTAAGAAACTTCATCATCATTTAATCGATTGTGTGTGTGTCTGCTGTTCATTGTTACTTCCTCTCTATTGATTAATTGTTTAATAACTTCCAAATAACAACTGACTCCTCGCGAGGGACGAGCGAGTGCTGTTTTCTGGACAAGGTTCCAAGAGTTGAAATCAAAAACAAGGTTCCAAATGTCGAATTCCGGTTTGGGGTTGGTTTTTTGCTTGTAGGGGGAGATAGTGTCTCAGTGATTCTGATATAAAAATCACAAAATTTTTTTGTAATAAAAACAGCAACATTTCCACATAACTCCTTATTGCTGTATCGTGTCACTTCGCTCTAAGGATTGGAGGCTGTCACTTGTCAACTGACACCAGGCTATGTAAAGGCTGCAATCAGGAATTACCGATTGATAGTTTTGAGACAGGGAAAAATCAAAAAGGCTTCTACCGCAGGTCAACTTGTAAATCTTGCGTACTTATTAAACGGAGACAGCATTTTTCTGCTAATCCTCGTGGGTATTTTCAGCAAGCAATCCAGTATTCGAAATCGTCTTATAAAAAGAAACAGCAGAAGCATGGGCAAACTAAACCTTACATACTCAGTGTAGAGGACTGTTTGGATTTATGGGAACGGCAAAACGGAAAGTGCGCTTTATCTGGTATTCAGATGACACATCACCGCGATGGGTCTGGTAAAAAAGAATTTAATGCCTCGCTAGACCGCATAGAACCTGGCGGCGCGTACAGTAGAGCTAATGTCCAGTTAGTTTGTTACCGCGTAAACATCATGAGACATGTGTTGGATATCAACATGTTCTTTTGGTGGGTCAAGAACTTAAATGATTTTTCGGTTGAAAGTAAAGATTAGTGGGGCTAATATTCTGCAATGAACACTACAGTGGAAGTACTATGTCTTGATGGCCTTGAAGCAGCCGTTATTGGCCATACGACCAGGGACGGGGAAACCGAAGTACTTGTTTATGATGCAGCAATGGTTGATAAGTTATTAACTGGCCTTGGCTATGTTGATTTTGACGTTTATGACTTTGAGCAACAGTTAATAGAACACAAAGGGCTGTCCAGTAACAAACGCCCTATTTTTGTTTTTTTAGACAAGGCTATACAGGACAAAATAATTGACCTTCCATTCGCAAGACGAAAAGACAGCATCCTCCATTAACATAGACACAGAGATGTCGGAGGCAGAATTCAAGTCGCATTTACCTTATGCGGGACTTAACTATGGTTCGTTGACAGTACAACAGGAAAAATTTGTTTTGTTGCATGTCAGCGGTATGTCTTTGGCAGCGGCAGGTAGGGCTGTAGGTTACGCATCGAGAAGGTTGGCGTATGACACAGCTAAAAAACCTAATGTACAACAGGCAATTACTTATTTTCGTGAGCAAATGCGTGAAGAAGTTAAATTCACAGCAGCTAACGCGCATCACATGTATATGGAGTCGTATAGTTCAGCAGTAAATTCTACAGAGATGCGAACAACGGTTGACTCTTTAGTGAAACTTCACGGGTTAGCTGCACCAGAACAACAAACGCAGGTAAACATACAGATTAACGGTACAAAACAACTCGAACGGATGACGGATGAGGACTTATTAAAAATCGCTGGTAAGGATACAGAATACTTGGAACCTAAAAGTAGCAATGGAGATAGCGAAAACTGAGTGTAGACGGTGTAAAAACCTCTATAACGAAACGCTTGTCAATAATGATTGTCTTTGTGTGTATTGCAAAGCCGATGAAGTTGACCAGTTGCCTACGCCAGTTGCTAAGGAAGAAGTGACAGATGCCAAGAAGACCGAATCTGATATGGCGCGAGAAGAGTTGGCACTTAGAATTCTCACTCGTAAAAGACTATTGCCATTTGTCGAGAGGTTCAATCCAGAATATTTAGCAGGTTGGGTGCATAAAGACGTTTGCAAACGCCTGGAAGATTTCTCCCGTGCTGTTGTTGCAAAAGAATCTCCGAGATTAATGCTATTTCTACCACCGCGACATGGTAAATCCACACTCGCAAGTATTGCATTTCCAGCTTGGCACTTGGGACGTAACCCCGAACATGAATTTATTAGTTGTTCTTATTCTGGCTCACTGGCAATGGGGTTTAGTAGGAAGGTGCGTAACCTGCTAAGAGAACCGAGTTATAAAACAGCTTTTAATAAAACACGACTAGACCCTGAAAGTCAGAGTGCAGAAGCGTGGCTTACAACACAAGGCGGCGGATTTGTAGCAGCGGGTGTTGGTGGTGGTATCACGGGTAAAGGTGCTCACGTTTTAGTGATCGATGATCCAGTTAAAAACCGCGAAGATGCCGAATCGCAAAACAACCGCGATGCCAACTGGGATTGGTATACGTCAACTGCCTATACACGTTTAGCCCCAGGCGGTGGAGTACTTGTTATTTTGACGCGGTGGCATGACGACGATCTCGCGGGTCGGTTATTAAAAGGTACGACTGAAGGTGGTGATGAGTGGGAAGTAGTTCGTTATCCAGCTATCGCAGAAGAAGTTGAAGAGTTTAGGGATTCAGGTGAAGCCTTGCATCCTGAAAGATATGACATCCCAAGTTTAGATCGCATAAGAAGAGCAGTTGGCCCGCGTGACTGGTCAGCGCTGTACCAACAAAATCCAGTCGCAGATGATGGCGACTATTTCACCAGACAAATGATTAACTACTACGAGAAAGATGATGTCGATGAAGACAGACTTAGATACTACGCTGCTTGGGATTTGGCAATCGGTCAGCGTGATCGTAACGACTATAGCGTGGGTATGTGTATCGGTGTTGATGAGCATGATCGTATGTATGTTATGGATGTTGTGCGCGGCCGCTATGACGGTTTCGAATTGGTGGAAAAAATTCTTGATTTTTATGAGCAATGGAAACCCTCGATCATAGGAATTGAAAAAGGGCATATAGAAATGGCGTTAGGGCCGTTTCTTGAAAAGCGAGTTAGAGAACGTGGATTGTATGAAGCGTATTTTAAAGATTTAAAAACAGGAAGACGCGATAAGGAAGCAAGAGCACGAGCGATACAGGGTCGTATGCAACAAGGGATGGTATACATTCCTAAAGACGCACATTTCACTGGCCCTCTCGTTGCAGAGCTTTTGCGATTTCCAAACGGTATACATGATGACCAAGTTGACGCTATGGCGTGGCTTGGTTTGATGATGACGGAGTTTGCTACTTACCAAGCTCCAATTATTAAAGAACCCAGTTGGCGAGATCGTCTTGTAGGTATAGCGCATGACGATAAACGCAAATCAGCGATGAGTGCATAACTATGGCATATTCAAAATCAAAGAACTTAGCTCCCGAAAAAGAAATGGAGATCGCAAACACACAGTGGCATCGATACGTTCGCGCCCGCGATAATGGGCATACGGACTATATAGAGATGGCAAGAAAATGTGACTCGTTTTATAGAGGCGATCAATGGGATAAAAACGATATTGCTACGCTTGATGCAGAAGGTCGCCCTGCGTTAACTATCAATACGATTTTACCAACTGTGAATACTGTACTCGGTGAGCAGTCAGCGCGTCGTGCTGATATCCAGTTCAAACCACGAAAAGGTGGTGATCAGGACATAGCCGATGTACTTACCAAATTGTATTTACAGATTGCAGATAACAACAAGCTCGATTGGGTAGAGCAACAGGTGTTTTCTGACGGGTTAATTATGGATGGCCGTGGGTATTTCGATGTCCGTATTGATTTTACCGACCATACACAAGGCGAAGTTCGAATTACTGCCAAAGACCCTGTTGATATATTGCTAGACCCTGACGCAAAAGATTATGACCCCAATACTTGGACGGAATTTTTT